TTTAAGTCATCTGGACCAAATGATACTTTCTTAAAAGAACCATAAGCTGATTTCATTGTTTGGCATCTGCCTAAGAAATCTTCATTTTTTGTTGTTGCCATGTTATTTGTTTTATGATTAAATACTTTTCTTTAATTCCTGTTTTAGCTTCTCTAAGTAAAGGACTGCATCCATAAGTTCCTGTTGTAAATGCTCAACCCAATCCTTAGTGTTTAAGTCGTTTCTATCTAAGTTAGTTCCGTATTTAGTAAAGCCTATGTTTGCTCTGTCTTTATACTTCTCTATTACTGATGAAACTACTGAATCTAAATTATCCATTCTTTCTATATTCGTTAACTAATTGTTTTATAAAAGGTCTATACTTTAACTCAATAGCATAGTCTTTTAGTATCTCCTCAAAAGTAGCAATTGTTTCCTCTGAAACAAATTCTTTTTGCTTTTTAGTTACCTTAGGGGCCTTTAGTTCTTTGTTTTCAATTTCTATCTTTTCCATAATGTTTGTTTTATCTACCTTGTCGGTTGTATTTCTTTACGTTTTTGTCTTTAGGTCCACGCCTCTTTTGCGCCTTACCTTCACGCCTTTTGCCGAAGCTCACCTTGTTGGAACTCGTAGTCTTTGCTTTCGCCATCGTTATTAAATATTTTAACTATTATTGATTCGTCTCTCATCTGCTGACATATCATTGCAACGCCTCCTGCAATGGATAGGTTTGTTAGGAATAACATTTGATCTGGACTAACTCTATCACCAATAGCTTTTACTTCACAAGCTATAAACTGACCATACTTCTTTGAGTAACCAATAACATCTGGAACGCCTTTTCTACCTATGAATGATCTACCCTTAACTGCTAGATTATTATTCCTCCAAACATCATTACCTCTACTCTTTAAATATTCTAGCATCATCTTGGTTAAATCACTTGCTGTCATGTATGCCATGAACCAAAATTACAATATATTTAATATATTAGGTTCCCCAGTCGTATCTATAATTTCTAATAATGTTTTCATATTAAAATGCTTCACAAGATTCTTGACAACCATCAATAGGATCAAACATAGTAATTTGCTTTAATTCTGCCTGTGAAATCTTAGCCATTTCCTTAATATCATTTATTGATTTATTGCCCCTATAAAAACTTTGTTTTTCTCCTTTATACAGGTCATGCTTAGATATACCATATTCGTCAATCATTTCTTGCCACCAATCAAATGATTTTGGACTTCGTTCCATAATTCTAGCTAAAACGGTAAATGACTTTTTCCAACAGCATACACAATTGCCATCATCTGGATGAATACCTAAATCAAAAGATTGATTATCCCACCATTGTTTTATTTGATTTTTATTCATTGGTTTTATTTCTGCTAAAGGATATATAATTTTATCTCTTTCCTTATTCTTACTTATTCTGTTTTGCTCATCATGCCTTATACCAATTGCAGTATAATAATTAGTCCAACCTAAAGATTTTAAATAATCCTTAATAGCTGACTTCTTTAGTTGCGTAGAACAAAATGGTGCAGATTGAAAAGGTATTCCTAATTTCTTTATCATTGCCTCAAATGGTTCTCCATTTCTTGATGCAGTCTCATATGTAACTAATTTATGATTTACTCCCCATCCCTTGCCTTTTTCAGATGGATAACTTTCAATCCATTTTATGTCAATATCCCATTCATTAGCACATTCATCAACAAAAAATAAAGTACCTTCTGCTTCTTTTCCAGTATTAGCAAAAACAACAATTTTATCCCAATTGTCTCTATCCTCCCATTCATGATGTAAAAACCATGCCATGTAAGCACTAGTTCTTCCGCCTGAAAATGTTATTAATAATTTATTTTTCATTTTGTAAAGTTAATCGAATCGTATAAACTCAGTCATATGCATCTTCACATATCGTACTTTATCCTTGTATTTTAGCTTACTAATCTTAAAGTATCTACGAGCTTTTTGACGTAGTAAATCTGCTCTCATAAAGTATATTCTATGCCTAATATCTAAGTTGATTGCAAAGAACTCTACTCTCATATCTGCTATGCCTGATGGCTTACCATCTCTTTCATACTCCAACCATATATAACCTCTTTGTAAGGCTTTTAGGTCTGTGATGACCATAATCCTAGTATTCTTAGCAAATAGTCTTAGTGCGTTATATGTGCCATCCTCATATTTCGCTAGGTCTATCTCGAACTTTCTTTTGTTTCGGTAGTTTCCTGGATTCGGTTTCTCCATTGTCTTGTTTTTTATATAAAATACTGGACAACTGCTCAGTAAGTCTTTTTAATTCTATTTCATTCATATCAGCTCGTAGTTTTATGTTTACTACGGCATCGTGCATTTGAATAAATTGTTCTCTCATTCGTTGTGGTTTTGTATGGTTATGGTTTCTCCTATAAATCTTAAAGGAATGTTTGTTGTGATGCCATGTCTATTCTTTTCTACCTTACAGATAACAAGCCCATTAGGATGGTATTCTTTACCCTTAATCTCTACTGATTCTTGCATCTCGTAGTACTCAGGTCGCATGAGCATGACTACAATGTCAGCATCTTGCTCTATTGATCCTGATTCTCTAAGGTCAGAAAGCTGTGGTATCTTGTCAGCTCTTTCCTCAACCCTTCTACTTAACTGGGATAAGGCGATAATAGGCACCTCTAATTCCTTAGCTAACGCCTTAATGTTCCTACTTATTGTGCTGACCTCTTGTTCTCTATTCTGATTAGATTTACCCTGACCAGACATAAGCTGAAGATAATCTAAAAAAATAACCTTGATTCCGTACTTCTGTTTTAAAATAGTAGCCTTAGCCCTTAATTGAGATATGTTTAAACCTCCTGTATCGTCTATATAAAGTGGGGTAGTTAAGATTATATCATCAGCCTCCATAACGGTCTTTTTCTCATAGTCATTCAAAATATTCATTCTAAGACGTTTTAAGGGCACTTGACTCGTTATTGACTCTAACCTTTCAACTAACTGTTCGGAGCTCATTTCGAGGCTAAAAATGGCCGTAGGAATCCTTTTCTTGATTGTTAGGTTATAAACCGAAGAAAGCATGAAGGCTGTCTTGCCTGCGCCTGGTCTTGCTGCTACCACTACCATGTCAGGTGCACACCATCCACCAATTGTAGTATTTAGTTCTGAGAATCCTGTATCAAAACCAAGCAATTCACCCTTGTTAGCTTTGTCACGCTTAGTGATTACCTGCATAACTATCTGATCTATAGTCTGTTCGTAGATATTCCCAAACTCTTGTAAACCTAAAAGTTTACTAATTAGTGAACTTATTGACTCAAGTGATTCAGTATCAGGGTTTAAGAACTCACTTGATTTTTGTATCAATGTTAAATACGCCTGACGTTTCTTATACAGCTCAACTACCATTTCAATATGCGTATTCAAATGATTAGTGTGTACGATATTGTCCGTAAGTTTACTTAGGTAGTAAGCTCCACCAACTTCATCTAAGGATTTATCACCTTTTAATTTTTGGGCTATGGTAGTTATGTCTATGGATATGTGCTTATCAAACATAGATTTTATGGTAGAAAATATCTTCTTATGTTTTAGGTCATAAAATACATCTTCATTCAATAGTCCAATTACTAATGGTAAGGCATTCTTATCTATTAATAATGATCCAAGTATATTCTTTTCGAGTTCGGTATTTTTGGGTAGGTTAGTAGCTTCTATCATTTGAGTTTTATTTTAGGTACGTCTTGATTTATTGGATGAAAGTTTTTTGAGTTCTTTACCCATGTAGCTATTCTTCTACTGATGTCAAAGAATTTTTGGTCCTGGAATCTCATTTTACCTTTATCATTAGCTTCAGTCCAATAGTCTATGAACGCCTGATATTGGTTTCCAAGTTTATCTCTATGTTCATTTACTCTATTCAAAAAAGATTCCTTGTGGTTATATATCTTATTAGTACTATTACTAATTGTATTATTAACTAATGTATTAATATCTTTAGCGTTTTCCGAATACCCCTCTTCGGGATTCCGAATACCCACTTCGAATTTCCGAATAGGTATGACCATTGTAATTTCCCTTCTTTTTATCTGCTTTCCTTCGTACAAAAAGAAAGTAGTTATGTAACCTTTAGCTACCAACTGACCAACTAAATCACTAATCCTTGACTTACTTAACTGAAAAAACTTTGCGAAGTAATCATTTGAGGCGTAACAACCTTTTTCTGTATCTAAGCTGTCGATCTCAACTAACAAAAGTTTTTCCATCCATGTGAGGTTTTCGTCAAGCCAAATGTCTTTGGGAATCCAAACTCCCTTAAAATCTCTATTCATAAAATAAAAGAGCCCTATCATTTCCCCCCTACGTTGCAGATAGGGGTTCAAGTCAAGGGCAATAAGTTCTAAATGAGTCTGCAACACTCACTACAAAGTTAAACTATTTCTTAATCCTAAAAACTATAGGCCTTTCTTCATATTTAAACTTCTTCTTAGCTACAGGATTTAAGCTATCCCTTATAGTCTTAGGGTTAATCCCTGTCTTTCTGCTCGCTGCCGCTATAGATTGAAACAATATTTCTGACTTATCATCTGTAAATATAATTCGTATAGGTATATTGTTTTCAAATCCATTAGGCTCTAATTCTAAACCCATTATATAATCGTTTTAATTCAAAATAAATGTGTGCTGTTATAAGTAAAGCTATTGCTAATGGAGCACTAATCAAAAAAAATTTAATGTATTTCATAAAATAAAAAAAGCCCCCTTTTGAAACATAACTCACACCACTAAGTTAAATAATAATTGTAGGGGGCTATAAGTTTATAAAGTTTTTTGTCTATAGAAATTCATCATGTTACTGATTCCTTGATCTAATTTCTGAGATTCATTAATTATATTCATCATATTTTTTTCAGCCTCAAGATAAGGCGTAAGCTGCTCTTGAAGTTTTTTGACTTTGTCTCTTAACATCTCGTTTTCTAATTCAAGTGTATCGGTGTAGGTTCCTAATCTCATGGCTATTTTTTTAGGCTGATTTTAAAAGTAGTAGTGCTGTACTTTGGTGCAGGATAAATCATCTCACCAGTTTCAGGATCAACCAAAGGTTCTTTGATTGCCTTAAGTAAAGCTTCCCTTTCTTTTAATTTGTACTTAACAGCCTCAACTTCCTGATTTAGTTTTTGCCATGTGTAATCACCATCGTAAGCATACTTTACGCCTGATTCCATTTTGGATAACTCGGCTCCTAAAATATCTGCTTTGCCTTGAGGATATTTTTCTAACTCAGCAATCACATCTTCTTTTAATTCTGCTCTAATTCCATCTAAAAGCTGTTGTAAAGCTTCAGACTTAACAAGCATTTCTAAAGGCGATGCGCCTGATTCTCTAAAATGAGAAACGATTGTTTGCTTTAATAATTCGATATTAAATTTTGTAGGCTCGATGCTACTCAATTCAATTTTGGGTAATAATTCTAAGCTCATGTTTTTTTATTTTTGGGTTATGTTTTCTTTTTTAGCTTTCAATACAGCCATCAAAGTCTCATCATAATCAAACGCTTGCTTATATTGGAAATATAAATCTGTTAATTGTTTAACTTTTGTGCATTTTGCAACTTCCATCATCAACGCTTCTTTGTTTGGTTGGTCATCGATGATTTCTGCAACAACTTCCTGAACATTTTTAGCAGGTTTTTTTGCATCTTCCATTGCAAAGTCCATTTCTTCTGCTGGCGTAGCTTCAAATCCTGCAGCTTTCATAAGCCAAGCTAAAAGGTTACGATACGCCTTACCAATTGCTCGAGTCTGAGCCATTGACAAAATAGCGTATTCATCAAAATAACGCTTAGTTTTTTCTGCATTGGAACACAAAGCAATACCAGTTGCAACGACCAAGCCAGTGTTAATATTACGAACTTCACAAGTAGCCATGTATTTAATAGTATTTTCATTGGACAAATCTTTTGTGTCAGTAATTATCGGCATAAGGCCTAACGAAGCTCCAGCAAATTGCCAGCCTTCAACGTTTACGAATTGCTTTCCCTGAATATTTGAGCTTAATCCTTTTTCTTTAATTAATTTGCTTAATTCATTTGAAAGCTGAAGCATCGAATCTTTGTTGATTAATTCGTAGCTCGGATTAGTTTTTTGTAATTCCATTGTATGTGTTTTGTGTGTTAAAGAATTGTGCTTGTCTCGTTGGATATTGTTCCCAAACTTTAATTAACGAAGTAATTAAATCAAATGAAGCTTGAGAATAATTGATTTCGTGCAAGATTTTTGCAACGAGAAGTTTTTTGTCGTTGTCTGACATTTGGTGAAATGATGATAACATATTGTGTTGGTTTATGGTTTATTGTAAGGCGTAAATAACTTCTGGTAATCTGCCAAGAGTTTTTAAAATTGACTCATATCTTTCCATATAAAAAGGAATAAATCTTAAATCTCTGCTAAAATTATTTACAGCGTGTAAAACTGTTGTTCTGTCTCTGTGAAAATATGGCGCAATTTGCGATGCTCTTTGTCTGTAAGTTGTGTGTAAAATATAAAAAGCCATGTTTCTTGCTAAAACGAGCTCAAAATTTCTCCTTCTACAAATCATTTTATTTACAGGCAATCCAAATTCATTCGCCACGATTTCAATCACTTGATTATAAACTTCGTGATCTAATTCAAGTCTTTTGTGCGCCAGCAATGTGCCTCTTGGAACTCTTTTAGCTTTCGGTGTAGTCATTTAGTTGGTTTTTTAGCGTTTGCAATCTCTTTTCAAAATAGGTTTTTAGGATTTCGTTCATTTCCCAATCACCTTTTTCAATTCTTGTCTCAATTAAATAACGGCTAAAGCCTGTTAATCGCATAAGATTTTTGATATCTCCATGTCTAATCATGGATCTATAATCTTTTACCTCATTCATAGTTTACTTTTTAAAATGGTTAATGTGTCTTTCAATTCCAGCCACGCAAGCCTCAAGACTCGCATAGAAAGAAGCTCGCCAATAATAGAATTTACCATTTAGGATAAAATTATCCCATTTTATAATCATTCCTTTGTAAGTAAAACGCTTTGAAATTTTACCATTGGAATTTACATAGGTTAGTTCTTCTTTAACTCCTTTTCTTTTTAAGTCTTGAGTAATCTTGTTCATGGGTTTTTAGGGGTTTTTGTTTTATTCGTTGGGGGAAGTTTTTGTCTCGATGATTTCGAACATTTCCAACGGCTCTTGATTTGATAGCTTTACAAAAATTTCGTAGGCTTCGTCTTTGCTTAATCTTAAGCTGCTTGGAACGTAAAGTCCGTCTTCTCTTGTTAACCAACAGGTTTGGCCTGTGATTAAATCTGTCTTACAGATAAATTCAAATTTTTTCATAGTTTTTTGTTTAAGTTTAAAATATTTGGTAAAATTAGGAAGTTTTTGGAATAATTTAAAAGATTTTTGTTAATATTTTCACAAAAGATTTTTGTGGGGTTTTTGGAAGGTTTTTGGCCATGCCAGATTTTTGCTGGTAGATTATCCATTATGCACACTATACAGCATACATAATAGACAATCTAAATAAGCTATTTAGAGCCCTAAATTTGGCTTATTTTTTGCGGTTGATATGAAGATACCATCCGAATTTAACAGCCTTTATTTAGTCTTATTTTGCCAAATATTCAAACCAAAAATTCTCCTTTGTTATTGGTTTAAAAAAATAGTTAACGACTTGAGACGATCCGAATACCTCTACCATAAATTGATTAAAGGCTAAAACGTCTAATTTACCGCCCTTTACTTGATCATCATAAATATCTATTTGATATCTAAGGAAACCGCCTAACGTTTGGAGCTCGTTTATTACCTTAAATTGCTTTTTAGTAACTATTAAACCAATCCTTTTAGGCTTTTGACCGTTTGTTCTAAGCTGTATTAATAGCATAGTTTTGAATTTTGGTTAAGATAAAACCCCTAAAAAGGGGTTCTATTTCGGCTCATAAAGCCTCATCAGTTAACCTTAAAATAATTGAGAACCAAAACGCAATAAATAGGGCTTTGTAAATGTGTGACAGCCAATTTTAATTTCGTGTCCTACTTGATCTACTGAATAATTCAATACTTTGTCACCAACGGACAAAGAGCCGTTTTTGATGCTTAAATACAAGCGTTTTGCAATTTCAAGCGGAATTTCTACAGCTTGAGTAGTTTGTACCCTATTTTCATTGATGCGCAAAAAGTCAAACTTGTATTTAGTGTAAAGTCTGTTAGTCTCAAAATTGATCCACTTTTTAAATTGCTCTTTGAATTGGATCTTTTGTTCTCTTAATCGTCTTTTTGCCTCTTGTTTTTCAAATTCAATCTGTTTTTCATACAGCTTTAAATACTCATGTTTATTACTAATATTAAAAACATCTTGTAAATTTTGAGGAATATCAATACCGAAAAACTTAGAATATATTTCCGCTTGTACTTTATTATGTGCTATTTCTGATAAGTATTTTTCAGGTTTTCTGGCGTTAATCAATCCTTTTGCAATTTGTTCCGAACTATTCAACCACGCTTTAAAATTCTCCTCGTGCGTTCCTTTTGGATTATTACAAAAGATTTTATCATATTGTCTGGTAGCTGCTGAAACTATGCTAATATGCTTTGCTGTAGTATTTGAATAGCTTCTATTTGTAAATAGTAGAGCTTCTTCTCCTTGTTGGTTGGTAGTTATTTTACATATTGGGAAGTGGTAGCCATAACTATAAATCGTGCTACCCTCAAAAAACATCGAAGAGGATCTACCTGAATTTTGTGATTGACTTGCGTAAGTGTGTGCTAATTCTGAATTGCTGAATACGTTTCTCATTGTGTTTGATTTTATTGGTTATTTATTATTTTCTTTAATTGTTTCTATTATTGTCTTGCCTAACGCATATACAGGAATACAAATAATGAGGATAAGTACTAATTCTGTGATTGTTATAAATTGTCCCATCTTATTTTGTTTTTAATTGGTTAATGATTAATAAAGCAACGTTATATAAAAACGCTGTGAATACTGAAGCTCCGAACAATTGGATAAATAAAGAGATGTTTTGCATAGTTGTAAAGTTTAATTTGATTAGTTAATTGATTATTTGTTGAATGTTACGTTAATGATTAAACGTACTAAATTGAATACGAAAGCTGTGAAGATTGTTGCAGCTGCTAATTGGATTGCGATAGATAATGTGTTCATAGTTTTTGTTTTAATTGTTATTTGATAAATCAAAGATAATACTAAAAACAATACAAAGTGCAAAAAAGTATAAATATTTTAAAAAAAGTTTAAAGTTAACAAGTCTTTAACATATATATTTATTTATGTATATTATAATAGGTATTATAATATATATTATATAATGTATATTATATATTGTATATAGTAGAGATACTTATATATAAACTATATACAATAAAGATATAATAGGGTAAGTATTATTAACTATATTGATCCTATTAGTTCTTAGTTGGCGGGGTTGAGTCAGTTTGAAGTCATTAAATTTATCATTAGCTTTGCCCCTGATAGGGGAGGGGATAGGTTGATCTATTTAACATAATATATATTATCTGTTAGGTAGAAAAGTATTAATAACCCCCTACCCGTTTAATTCGTGTAAAAGGATTGAAGGGTGCCTTGTGCCCCCTAAAATTCTGATACCAAACAATGACTTTAACTTTTTTGTATTTTGATTTTTTTTATTTTGTAATAGACACATTAAAATAAAATATAATATAACAACACAACAAAAATGAACGCTGAATTTAAAGAGATAAGTAAAGAGGCTTTTATCATAGCCTATAAGGAGAACTTTGGCAATATCACTATTAGCTGTGAAGCGGCAGGGGTATCAAGAGGGATGTACAAGTCTTGGTGTGAGAAAGATCCTGAGTTCAGAAAGCGTTTAGCTGAAATCGAGCCTGAAGAGATTATGTTAGACTTTGGAGAGCAGAAGCTAATGGAGAGAATTGCAAGGGGTGATACCTTAGCTACGATGTTCCTACTTAAAACCAAAGGAAAGCGTAGAGGCTATATCGAGAAACAAGAGGTTGCTCACGAAGGAGATGTAGTGAAGCAGATTACAGTGAATGTAGTTAGACCAGAAGAACTACCGAATATTCAAAAGCAGTTAGATGGTGATGAGCACAAAGAGTTGCCTGAAGGGGAGATTATCAATTTTGATACTCAAGTAGAACCAGGAATGGTTATACCAGCTACAATGGCAGGAGAGATTGATGAAATTCCATTGTATGACCACGATAAAGGCGAATATTTAGACTTAAATGATCAAGATGAATACGAAGAGTAGTCTAAAATCAATTTAAAGGGTATTTACAGACGATTTAAGACACTTTTAGTATAAAATAGTACCATAACACCAAAAAATAAATTTAATGGCTTAAAAAGCCTTAAAACCAACATGAATGAACGTAACTACCAACAAAGTATTCCAAATCTTGCAAGAGAGTCCAAAAAAAATCTCAGTTATGCAAGGAGGAACAAGAAGTGGCAAGACATACAATATCTTGACATGGTTTATCGTAAAACTGTTACAAGAAAAGGGAAAGACTTTGACTATCTGCCGTTCCTCGCTACCGTCTATCAAGGGTTCTGTAATGAGAGACTTCATAGAGATACTTTCAAAATATGGCTTGTACTCAGAAGACAAACACAACAAATCAGAAAGTCTGTACTTTTTAGGAGGCAACACAGTAGAGTTCGTATCTACAGATCAGCCTCAAAAGATTAGAGGTCGTAAACGTAACTACCTTTTTATAAACGAGGCCAACGAGGTGAACTACGAATCTTGGATGCAGTTAGCCCTTCGTACAACCGAGAAGATTGTTATCGACTATAACCCATCGGATTACTACTCTTGGATATATGACAAGGTAATTCCTCGTGAAGATGCTGACTTTACCATCACTACCTACAGGGATAACCCATTTTTAGAAAAATCTATCGTTGAGGAGATCGAAAGGCTTAAAGATGCCGACCATGAATACTGGCGTGTTTATGGTTTAGGAGAAAGAGCCATCTCTGAAGCGACTATTTATACTCATTGGAAACGCAGAAGAACTTTCCCAGAAGGAGGGGATGTATTTTATGGTTTGGACTTTGGCTTCAACAATCAGACAGCACTCGTTCGTGTCAAACTCTACGATAACGAAATGTATGTGGACCAGCTCATTTACGACACTAAAATGTCAACAGCCCTTTTAATCGACAGAATGAGGGCATTGGGCTTAGATAGGAACTCAGAAATCTATGCGGATCCTGCAGAACCTAAAACAATCTCTGAAGTGAACAAAGCAGGGTTTAATTTGAAGAGTGCAGTAAAGGATGTCTTTGCAGGAATCAATAAGGTTAAATCCTTTCCGTTGGTAGTTAAGAGTGATTCTTTAGATTTGCTTGATGAGATTAAAAACTACAAATGGAAAACTGATACAGACGGCAACACATTAGACGAACCTGTTAAATACCGAGACCACTTAATGGATGCAATGAGGTATGCTATATACACAAAATTTGCGAAACCTAAAAGAGGATGGGTTGTATAGGTTAAAAATTGTTTACTTTTGTAAAAATATCATATAGCGTGAAATTTACTGAATTTATAGGAGGTATCAATCCCTTCAAAAAGAAAGGGGCAACCAATATCGGTTTCTCAAGTAATCCATTAGCTGACTTTGCAGGTTTAATTCAAGGAAGAGTTTTATACCCTGAGATAAATCAAAAGAAATATGTAAATGACTATTGTAACAATAGTGAAGTTTATGCTATCATTAAAAGAATAGCTAAAACAGTATCTACAGTTCCTTTCTACGTTTATAGCGTTAAAAACAAAAAAGCGTTTAATCAATACAAGTCATTAATCGCAAACGCAAGTTCAGTAGCTGATTTAGCTAAAGCTGAGTTAGTTAGAGTAAAAGCAATTGAAGAAGTTGCTGATTCTCCGTTAAATGATTTATTACAACAACCAAATGAATATCAATCATTCTCCGAGTTAATGGAGAACATGGTTGGTTATAAACTAATAACAGGTAATACTTACATATGGGCAAATAGATTGTCTAATGGTAAGGTGCAAGAATTAGTAGTTCTCCCATCCCAATATGTGGCTATCGTTTCTGATGGCACTATTAATGGGGTTGAAGCGTACACATTTACTTTGGTAGGATGGGATAATTTACCAGCAAGTGATGTGATACATCTTAAGTACTTCAACCCTTACTTTGATACAAACGGCCAACAGCTATATGGACTTAGCCCTTTACAAGCTGCATTTAGAACAGTACAACGTTCTAA